GACTACCAGAGTCGCGAGTACCTGCTAACCAAGGTGAAGCCGATCAACTCGCGTGATTGGTCGGCCCTCTACCAGCAACGGCCCACGCTCGAAGAGGGCGCGATGTTCAAGCGCCAATGGTTCACAGGAACAGCAGACGATCCACACATCGTGGACGAAGCGCCGTGGAACCTGCGCTGGGTGCGCTACTGGGACCTGGCGGCCTCGACCAAGACGAGCGCGGACTACACGGCCTCGGCCTCGGTCGCCATCGACGGTGATGGCGTGCTCTGGATTCGCGACCTGATCCGCGGGCGCTGGGAGTGGCCGGACGCCAAGCGGATCATGCGCGAGAACATGCTGGGCGAGGTCCGCAACACCTCGCACGTCGTGGAAGAGGCGCTGCACGGCATCGCGGCATTACAGGAACTTCGGCGCGACCCGGCGCTCCACGGCATTCCGCTCTACGGCTACCGCGTGGACAGGGACAAGGTGCAGCGGGCGATGGCCTGGGCGAGCCGGGCAGAGGCGGGCAAGGTGCGGCTCGTACGCGGGGAGTGGGTCAACGCCTTCCTCGACGAGGTGTGTTCGTTCCCGCTGGCAACGCATGACGACCAGGTGGACGCGGTGAGCGGCGCGGTGGCGACCTATGCCGCGCGCCCGGTGCCCATCACGAAGCGAGTGGCGGTGCGAATGTGATGATGTTCCTGTCCCTCTGGATGATGCTTCTCGGCTTCCACGTCTGGCGTGACGAGGTGCGGCGATGACCTATCCCGACGGCCTCACGAAAGAGCAGCAAGCCGAGCTTGACGGCACGCCTGAGCTTGCGGCCTACCGCGCAGCCCAGCGGCCCAACGCGACCGCGTACCCGAAGCCCGAGATGGTGGATTTCGAGGAGATGTACTCGCGGCTCACGTCGACGTTCGCCCCGCTCCATGACGCCCTCGCCGAAAACCGCGACGTGCGCGACATGCGCGACCAGCTGCCTCCAAAGTGGCAGAAGCGGCTCAAAGACGGGCGGCGCGTCCATCTCCGCATGTCCCACAACGAGATCCTGCGAGTGGCGAGCATGGCGACGCGCAACACGCCCAAGGTGAAGGTGCGCCCGCTTGGCAAGGGGCCGAAGGCGGAAGCGAACGCGACGGCACAGCAACGCTGGTGCCAGGAACTGATCACCACCTTCGAGCGCGGCAAGCATGGCGGTATCTGGCGGCGGCACGCGGACCAGGTGCTCGGCGATGGCATCGGCGTGCTGGAGTTCTTCATCACGGACGCCTACGAAAAGCTGGACCTCGACCAGAAGACGGAAGAGGACGACAAGACCTACCTTGAGCGCACTGACGAGGAGATCCGGGCAGCCGGCAATCCCTTCGGCTTGCGGGTTATCGACCCGCTGTCGGTCATGTGGGACGAGGAAGACGGCAAGATCACGCGCCTCCTCATCGTGGAGCAAAAGGCCTATCGCCCGGTATTCAACGCGCTCAAGAGCCGCAGCGTGGACTTCCAGGAGAAGGTGCGTCTCCCCCAGCCCGGAAGCCCCGGATGGCCGCAACAGCGGAGCGAGCAGTACGAGGACGGTCGCTGGCGCTCGGACCAACTCGTCGGCCAGTCCGATGCGCAGGGAACGGTGCTCACGCTCCGCTACTACGACTGCCACTGGTACGGCTACGTGGTTGGCGGGGAGCTCGTGGAGTTGGTGCCGCACAAACTGCCGTCCTCGCGCGTGCCGGTGTTCGTGACGCTCGGCATCACCACGGGCAGCCCGAACATCTCGGAGATGGTGCAGGGCATCACGTGGGGGATGATCAACATCGAGCGGACGCTGAACGACCTGATCACCCTCGCCACGGATTCGGCCTTCACCTCCAGCCGGGCGAAGCCGGTAGTCACGACGGCGGTCAACCAGGAGATCCCGCACGACGCGCCTTCCACGCTCGACCTCAGCGGTGACGACGCGCCGATTCTCCTCCCAGGGCAGGACATCAAGGACGCGTTTGCCGGCTTCCAGCCGAAGATGCCGGGCGAGATCATCTCGACCCTCACGACGTTCTACCAGAAGAGCGGCCTGAACCCGATCGCCCAGGGCCAAAGTCCCGGCGCGGACCCGGCGGGCTACACGGTCAACAGCCTCACGCAGGCGGCCACCACGCAGTACGAATCGCCGATGGACAACATGGCGCGCACCATCGGGGAGATTTGCGACTACGCCCGCGAGGCGGTCACCTTCACGGTGAAAGAGAAGGTGAGCTTCGTCACGAGCGTCCCGCAGGGCGGCGCGACCGACGAGGAGATGACCGACTGGATCGACCTCAGCCCGGACGACGTGGGCAAGCGTGTGAGCCCGGCGATCGTGACCATCGACCCGCTCAGTGATGCGAACCGGATGGCCGCGACGCAACAGAAGGCGGAACTGAACAAGCAGGGATTCATCCCCCGCCGCGAAGTCCAGCGGGCAGCGGGGGCCGACGACCCGGCCGCGTGGGACCGGATGCTCATCGTGGACACGGCGATGGAACAGCTTGCCTCGCTCGCCATCCAGGAAGCGATGGCGGAAGTGCGGGCGATGGAACAGCCCCAGCAGCCGCCATCGGGGCTCGTTGGCCCGGACGGGCAGCCTATCCAGTCACAGCAGCAGCCACCGCAGCCGGGCGGGGCGAATCCTGCTGTCAGTCCCGCACCGCCGCAGCCGCCGGCAGTCGGGGCACAACAGAACCGCGCATCACAGGGTGCATTCCAGACGCGACCGGGGCCGGAGATCGGCAGTAGCAGCCGCAACCGCGCGGGCCAGCAAAGGAGCGTCGTGGGATGAGCGGCGAACTCTCGGGCGAGTTCTGGAACAGCGTCGTCAAAGAGATGGTCGACGGCTATCTCGCCATGAAAAAGCAGGTGAAGGACGCACTGCTCATCTCGGGCTATCCGCCGTTCACCTATCCCCTCAGCCCGCGTGAGCAGTACGACAAGCTGCTCGCAATGCGGGATTCGGGTGACCCCGGCTACTGGAACGACCCGCGGGCGCAGGCCGAATTGCTCAAGCTCGCGGCACGCTTTGGAGCGCCGCAACTCGGGGCCGGTGGGCCGTACGGAACGCCATCGCAGGCCGCGCCACTGGCGACACTGCGGGCGACACAGGACAGCGCGCGGCTCGGTTCGCCGCCGGGATTCGGAGGGTAAGCGATGACCCAGCCAACAGCCGCCGACACGACCAACACGCAAGACCCGGAACAGCGCGCCGCCGCGTTGCAACAAATCTGGGAAGAGACGATGGCGATGGAGCCGGACCCCAACGATCCGCGCTACCAGAGCGACCCGAACAGCGACTACCAGACCGATTACGAGAACTGGGCCAAGAAGATGCAGCTTCTCGGCTCGATGGTGAACGCTGCCCAGAACGTCGCCTCCAAGAAAGACACGGCGGTCTCACAGGCCCAGGAGCAGCAGCGCATCGGGCTCGCCGCCGACAGCAACGCGACCCAGCGCAGCGTGGCCGACATCAACCGTTACCTCGGCATTCAGGACGAATCGACGAAGCGCGCCAATCTCCAGCAGCAGGCGCGTGAGCAGGTCATGAAGTACGGCACGAGCGGCGGCAAAACGAAGTTCACGGCGGCCGACTTCGGGGGCGCACTCGCTGCCCTTGCCGGGCAGGCTGGCGTCGGGGCCAATGACACGCTGATCTCCTACCCCGGATTCCAGTCCATGAACCCCGGTGCGGACCTCGCGGCCTACGACCAGGCAGGCGGGGTAAGTGGGCCAGCCCCAAGCATCGCGGCTCCGACCTTCACGGGCGGGAACGCATTGCCGACGGTTGCCAGCTACGCCTCCGCGCCTCCAGCCGCGCCAACCTTCACCGCTCCGTTCAAGACCGACGTGAACATGCCTGACGGTCCGGTCGACCTCGCCAAGTGGCTCGCGGACCACAGCGGCGGCCGGAACGCTCCCCCTGCCGTGGGGAACGTGACGAGCGTCCTTACTCCCTCCGTGACATCGGCCCTGCCGACGCCGGGAACGCCCTCCATGCTGCCGTGGTGGCTCCAGAAAGCGGGTGCGCGCTAATGGCCCTCAACCTCGCCTCCTACAGCGGTGTCCCCCTTGCCGAAGCGCAGTACGGGACGCTCACGACCACGGGCCTCGCGGGGACCTCGCGCGTCGGCGACTACAGCGTCCCGGTGTTCGCCCCCGACGGCACGCGGCTCACTGACCCGAACATGGTCATTCCCGCGGGCGCACAGGTGTACCTCGGCTACGTCCCCTCGACCGTTGCCACGGGTGCGGGCCAGCAGACCGTGACCGGGACGCAGATCCCGCTCGATGCGGCCTACATCGCGAACCTCGTGGCCCAGAACAACCTCACGCAACGCGGCCAGGACATCTCGCTCTGGGGCAAGCAACAGGACGTTGGCCTCCAGCAACAGGGGTTGCAGGCACAACTTGCCCAGGCCCAGGCCGACTACGCGATCCGCAAGGCGACCGCCGATCGGCAGTACACGCTCGACGCCGCCCGCTTCGGCCTCGACCGCGCCGACCTTCTCTACCGGCAGCGGCTCAGCGACGCCCAGCTCGCCTTGCAGCGCCACCAGGAACAGCTCGGTAACGCCAACTTCGAGCTCGGGCAAAACCAGTTCAACTTCAACCAGCGCAACGCCAAGGCGGGCCTCGAGCAGAACGCCCTCGGGATGCTTGCCGACCGCAAGGGGCCGCAGGACTGGGTTGCGTACAACAACCTCCTCAACGGCCTGAACGCTCCGAACCCGCAGGCGAGCACGACCATCGACCCCTTCGCGCTCCTCAAAGACCTGGTGCAGCAGTCGCAGATCCAGGCTCCCGAAGTGCCGACTCTCGCCTCGGTGCAGGGCGACGTGCCGACGCTCGCTCCGGACCCCGGCGCGGCTCCCTCGTGGGCAGGGGCAACGGGTGGCTACACGCCGTCTGCGTGGGCAGGGGCAACGGGTGGCTACACGCCGTCTGCGCCGACCGTGACCGGACCGGACCTCAGTTCGTACGGTTCGGGCACATCTCCCGGCGTGGTGCCGCCAAAGAACGCTACCACGCCCGTATCGACCTACAGCAACACGGGGACGCCGTGGGGCAGCGGTGGGCCAACGGTGACCGCTAACTCCTCGGTCAACAACCCCGGCGACAATACCCCCGGTACGTATGGCCTCGACCATACGCTCGTCGACTCCCTCAAGAGCGGGCAGGGCCAGATGTACACGACCGGGCGGGCGGGGCCGACGGATATCTCCAATTGGGACACGTCGAATTACCGCGTGGTGGACCCGGCAACCGGACGCGAGTTCACGGGCCAGGTTCCCGCGGGCTACCCGGTCTGGATCTCTCGACTCTTCGACGGCGGCATCGTCGGCACGCGCGGCGGGGGTGATGTGCCGGCGGCCGTCGTCGGGGACAAGCGGAAGGGCACGACGGGCCACGAGGAGATCGCCCAGGCGGAAGTCGACCCCGCGACCGGGCGGCCCATCCTTCGCGTGCTCAACCACGAGCAGACGCAGGTCATCCTCGGTAAGGCCCGCAAGGGCGGTAAGAAGCTCCCCAGGGCCGCGAGTGGCGGCACGTATGGCAGCGACCTCAGTTCGCCGACGTTCACCTTCAACACCTACAAGCCGCAGGATCTCGGCAACCAGCCGTTCTACAAGAAGCTGACGGGCGCGACCCCGAGCCGCGAGTTCGGGAGCTTCGGCGCGACGATCGACAATCCTCAGCTTGGTATCTACGGCGCGCCGTTCAACATCTCCTTGCAGCGGTACAACCAGCTCGCCCCGTCGGAGCAGGCGCAGACGCAATCGCTCTACAGCCAGGGGCTCGGGGTCAACTGGGATGACATCCTCAACGCCGCCCGCAGGGGAGCACCAAACGGGCGCTATTCGCAGGTCGCCTACTACGGGAGTTAGCCGATGCCGGGACCGTGGAGCTACGAGACGCGCACCGAACGCACCGCCCGGCTGGCTCGAGCGCAGGCCCAGCCGAAGGACTACGGCTCGCAACTCGACTCGTTTCTCTCCGACCGCCTGAGCAAGATCGGGATAGACCCCGGCGTGCTCGCTTCCGCGCCGCCACAGCCCGCACAGCGCAACACAGCGCCATCCTCTGCTCCGAGCGACGGCGGCATTCTCCGCAACACCCTCAACACGGCGGCGGGGTTCAAGCGGCAGGCCATCGCCGACAATCCTTCCGGCGACAGCGGTGGCGGGTTCCTCAGCGACTTTGCCAGTGGCGTGAAGGACGTTGCCGCGGGTGCGCTCCACACGGGCCTTAGCGTCGCGGCCAAGCCGTTCGAGTTGAGCAGCGAGTACGGCTCCCCCATCTTCGCCGCCCTCACGGGCGAGTCACGCGCCGGGCGGCATCCCATCCTCGATGCGAACGGCCAGCCAACGGGGCAGTTCTACCGGGACAAGCCGGACTTTCGCGACATGGGCGCATCACTCCTTGGCCTCGTGACCAACCCCGTGAGCGAGTACCAGCGTGGGCAGGGCGCGGTCAACGAGCGCATCAACAACCCGCAGGTACAGCAGGACTTCGTGGGCCGCGGCGCTTTGCGGACGTTCAGCGATCCGTTGCAGGTCGGTATCGCGGCCCTCAGCGGCGGCTCGACGGCGCTTGCCGCCCCGGCCTTCAACATCGCGACCGAGGGAGCGACACAGTACGCCCAGGCCTTGCCCGGCTGGCGGAACCTCTCGCCCGACGTACAGCAGGCGCTCATCCTCGCGGGCAGTGTGATCGCGGCCAAGAAGGGACCGGCGATCGCCAGGAAGGCGGCGGAAGTCACGGGCTTGAAGGACGCCTACCAGATGGGCGCGGTGCCGGGCGCGGCGATGGTCAAGGCGGATCTGCCTGTCGAGATGCGCAAGGTCGTCACGCAGGCCGAGCGCGATTTGAAGTCCATCCACAAGGCGGGCATCTATGAGAAGGCGGACTGGCAGGTTCCGATAGACCCGGCGGAAGTGCTCGACCGCGCAGCCTCTTGGTACGAGGGGCGAAGTCAGATGCCGGTCGGATTGAAACCTAACGAGAGGGTCAAGCTAGAGCAGTACACGGCTGCCCGTGACCAACTCGCGGCATCCACTCCTGAGCCAGTGGTCACCCCCCCGCCCGACACAGCGGCGAGCAGCGCCCCGGAAGTCGCTACCCCGGAGAGCGCGCCGCCGCTGGCCCCTGCCTCCGACGGCGGTAACGTTCCTCCTCCCGATTCCGCTCCCCCCGGTCCCCCTGAGCCGCCGTCGGGGGGCATCACGCCGGGCGGACAGGAACCGCTTCCCACCGTGCAGGTCGGCCCCTTCCAACTTCCCGACATCACCCCGACGCCCCTGAACCGCGTCGACACGGCCATGAACGCCGTCAAGCGGACGCTCGGCATTGGCGTTGAGGAAGACCCGATGGCGACGCCCGCAATGCGCGCCCGCAAGCAGGCTCAGCCGGTCATCGACGCCCAGGCCGCACGCCTCGGGGCGATCGCCCAGACACTCGTTGACCAGGCGTTCACCCGCGACGCCAGGGGGCGCATTACAGACCTTGTGGGCAACCCGACGGTTCAGGACGTGGCCGCACGCCTGCCCGAGTTCGCGCCATTCCTCACACCGGAACAGATGCGCGTCATGGAACAGCTACGCGCCGAAGTCCAGCCGTACCACGACCTCCTCACGAAAGTCGGCGTGGACGTGAACAGCCGCGCCGATGTGGTCGACGGCGGCTTCTACCTGCCGCGTGGGCGCGCCGACGTAGAGGGCGCGGACCTTCCCGTGAAGGTGGGCAGCGGGCGCAGCGGTGGCGTTGGTGGCCGCAAGGGCTTCGAGAAAGGCGCGGTCTTCGACACGCAGGCCCAGGGTATCGATGCCGGCTACCAGTACGCTCCGCTCGAAGAGGCGTTGCAGTCCTACGCTCGTGATGCCGGCAATCGGATCATCGACCAGCACGTCGCCAACTACTTCCGCAACCTGACGGACGAGAACGGCGTGCCGGTGGGGCAGACGCCGCACGCGCGCGTCCTTGCCCAGAACCCGGCCATCGCGAACCAGGTGGAAGGGCTGCGCAAGTCGCTGGACTCGATGCGCGGCACGGTGGGGAGGTTGAGCGACCGGCAGCAAGCGGCAATCGACCAGTTCCTGAACAGCCCCGCGCCGGACCTCGAGGAGTTGAAGGCCGCACTCGACCAACGCGTCGGCCTGAACGCCGTAGGCAAGGCGGGGCCGAATTACGGAAAGAACGTGACGGAGTTGCGGCAGGCGATCCGCGATGTGCGCGGCAAGGTCGACGCGCTCATGCCCGAGTGGAAGCGGGCGCTCGACCGCGCGCGGCAGACTCCCCGCGAGCAAGGCACGATCGGCATCGCCCAACTCAACGGCATGACCTTCCCGGACGTGGTGGCGAACGCTGCCAACAAGTACCTGGCAGCGGAACGGCCTCCGAGTGGGCGCGGCTCCTCACTCCTCCGAGCAAGCACGGCGACGAACAACCTCCTTCGGGGGCTTCACGCGACGGCGGACGTGTCCTTCATGGGCATTCAGGGCTTGCTTGGGGCGGTGCGCGATCCCGTTGGCTACGGCAAGGCGCTCGGGGTGGCGTTCAAGGCCATCGCGGACCCGCAGGCGCTCGGCAAGTACATGCTCGAGTACGACCGGAAGGCGATGGAGAAGGGCCTTCCCACGTCGAAGCAACTCATCGCCAACGGACTCCACGTCGGTGGCCGCGATACAGAGTTCGCCGTCCGTGGCGCGCTCCCTCGTGCGAGTAAGGGGCTACAGGATCTCCCGGTCATCAAGCAGTCAAACATGGCGTTCGGCTACTTCGGCGATACGATGCGGCTGGAGCTGGCACAGACCGCGCTCGAGAACGCGGCCAAGAACGGCTTCAACATTGCTGACCCCGCCATCGCCCGGCAGGTGACGACCGCGGCCAACCTCGCGACGGGCTGGTCACCCAACACGTTCGGTGGCGACGCCGGGCAGTTCGCGACCTTTGCCCCGCGCTTCCTCCAGTCACAGCTCGAGCTCGTCCACAAGGGCCTCACGGATGGCAGCCTCACGGGGCAAGAAGCGCGGTCGATGATGGGACGGCTCATTGGCACAGGCGTCTTGCTGACGGTCGCAGCGAACGAGGCAAGCGGGCGGCCTCTGGACTACCGGGAGCTGTTCGACCCGACCAACGCCAACTTCATGCGTATCCGCCTCGGGGGCCAGGACATCTCTCTTTTCGGCCCGTGGGACTCGCTCCTCAAGGGAACGGTCTCGATGGCGAAGGGTGACGTGCAGGGAGCGAACGAACTCATCCACGGCAACGTCGGCGGCGCACTCGGCAAAGTCGGAGGTGGCGCGGAGGGCTTCGTCCGGGGTAAGGCGAGCCCGGTAGTCGGGACGATGTGGGACGTGTTCAGCGGCCAGACCTTCGACAACCGCGACTCACACACGCCGGGCTACTTCTTCCGTCAGTTGCTCCCGTTCTCCGTCTCGGATATCGGGCAGAAGCCGCTCGGCACCACGGCCATAGGCGTCACCGGACTCAAGGCGTCGCCTCTCTCGCCAACCGAGGAACTGAACCAGATCGCGCAGGCCAAGTATGGCAAGGACTTCTACGATCTTCTCTCGTCGCAGCAAGCGGAGATCAAAACAGCGCACCCCGACACATGGCAGGCAGCCGTCGACCGCGGCAACTCCAACCGCCAGAAGTACGAAGCCATCAAGACCGACTTCACCACGCAGCAGCACGCCGCCGACGCCCAGCTTCTCTCCGGGAAGATGACGCGCGAGGACTGGTTGAAGCAGTACGACGACCGCAAGACGCAGCTCGCGGGCGCGCAACTCGCCATCTACGGCAAGGACAAGCCGATTACGAGCCCGCGCAACGCATCGGAACGGTACGCCCAGATCCTCCAGCGCAACCAGGACGCGACCGGCGCGATCAACTGGGATGCGGTAGACGCGGAAGTCGCCAACCTCAAGCCCGAAGACCAGGCATGGATTCAGGACCGCCAGGGGCTCGGCAATACGCCCGTCGTCACGGCCTACAAGCAGGCAGCGGACCTCCGAAGCAAGTATTTCGACCTGCCCAAGTACAAGGGATTCACGGGCAGTGAAGCGCAGCAGATCGACGCCATCTGGACGCAACTGCGGGCGAACGTGCGCGTGCCGAACACGGGGCCGATGCTCTCCGAGCTCAAGAAGCTGAACGCTGACGGCACCATCGACCCGAAGGTCTACAGCGGCGTGCGGCGACGGATTCTCGGCGTGCTGCGCACCACGAAGGACCGGGAGCGGTTCGTGAAGGCAAACCCGGCTATGACCACCTTCTTTGGCGGAAACGGCAAGGGCGGGCCGCTCACGGCCTCTGAGGCCCAGCAATTGCAGGGGGCAGCGTGAACGCGACCGTCGAAGTGGTGTTCGTGCCTGTGCTCTGCCCTCATTGTGGGCGGCGGATGACCGACGCGGAACCTCCGACCACGATCAGGATGGTTTGCCCGAGAGGGCGCTGTGGGAAGCTCGTGACGGTGAAAGTCGCATGAGTGCATCGCGTGGCGATCGCTGCGCCTTGTTGTCCATGCACTGGTCGTAGCCCGCGCCTGAGGGGCAATCATCGGAGTGGATAATCCAACTCGCAGCGCCGGCCCAGAGCAGGTAGCCGATGACAGCGACGATGATCGCCCAGGCGATGTACTGCCGTGGCCCCCACGGTTTATGTTTTGGCTTGGGAGCATACGTGCCAGTTGCCGGGTCGAGGTACGGCTTATCGTCGAGGTTCACGACAATTCTCGATGCTACACCTGTTGCCTAACGGTGGTATAGTACGAGCAGCCGTGTAAGCGGCTAAGCATTTCCCTCGCCCGTGCGCCCTTTCGTGACGCCAGAGCCTAACGGTTCTGGCGTTTTTCGCGTTCTCACGCGGCGAGGGGCACGGGGAGGATTCCGTTGGCCGATACCGAGCTTGCCCCGGACCAGGGCATCAATTCCGTTGCGGACGAGGCACAGCCCTCTGCGCCGGAAAAGAGCGCCAACGCGGGCATTGAAGACCGGCTGGGGAAGGCACTCCTTGCCAGCATGGGGAACTTCGACGATGAACCCGACGAGGGCTCGGAAGTCGAGGAACCGGCCGAAGCCGAACCCGAAGCGTTAGTCGAGGAAGACGAAGAGGAAGCGCCCGAAGAGGATGCGCCGACCGAATCGCCCGAAGCGCAACTGGAACGCTGGGTTTCGCAGGTCGCAGAGAATCCCAAGAGCATCAACCAGATCCCGGCGAAACGTCACCCGGAAGTGATGCAGGCCGTCCTTGCCGCTGAACGCGATGTCCAGCAGCGGGCCGTCCAGATCGCCTACGAGCAGGGCATGGCCGCCGCCGAACAGCAGGCCAAGGTCCGCGAGGCGGTCGCCCGCATCGACACGATGCGGAAGGAAGACCCGGAAGGGTTTGCCGACTGGGTGGACGAGAACCCGGACCAGGCCGAGGCGTACATGTCGCTCAAGCGGAACAAACCCGCTGCCGGCGCGCCCGTGGCCGATACCCGTGAGGCGCTTGCCAACCAGGCCCGCCGCCTCTGGGCAAAGCTCGACGCCTACCCCGATGTGAAGGCCGCGACGGTCACGAAAGCCCAGGGGGTGCCGCTCAACGAGGACGGCATCGCCCAGCTTGCGGAGATGGTCGCCGATGCCCTCGCGGAGGCGAAGACGAACGAGCGGATCAAGAACACCGAACCCGCCCGCAAGGCGGCGGAACAGCGTCAGCAGGCAGCGGCCGAACGCAAGCAGATCCCTCGACCCGAGGGAACGGGCGGGCAGAAAGCCGAATCCGTGCTGACCGATGACGTGAACGAACTGCTCGCGATGGGTCTCCGGCAGGAGATGCGCAACAGCCGCAAGGCTGTCGCCGCGGGGAGCCCGTTCCGCTAAGGAAAGGACATTCGCGTGGTCTACTCACTCGCTCAGTGGGCCAAGCTGGAAAAGAACCCCCTCAAAAAGGGGATTCTGATCGGTCTCGCGCAGGAAGGTCTCATCGCCGACCTGATGACGTGGCGCAGTATCGGCGGCCTCAACGAGACCGGCGTGCGCTTCGATTCCGTTCCCAGCCCGGCCTTCATCCCCCTCGACGGCACCATCGCCGAAGCGACCGTCGACGGCCATCCGCTCACCCACTCGGTGTACCGGCTGGCCCATCACATCGACATCCCCGTCCCGCTCGAGGATTCGACCGAAGACCTGATCGCCAAGCCGTCGCAGCAGCAGACGAAGCTCGCCCTCAAGGGCGCGGCCTACGTCATCAACGACCGCTTCGTGAACGGCGACCAGGGCACGGACCCCAACGGCTTCGACGGCATCGAGAAGCTGGTCGGCAACCTCGCAAGCGGCCAGACGATCGGCTCGACCGAGATCGACCTGACGGCCAGCTACACGTCGGCCATCGGACAGTCGCTCATCGACCTCATCCACCAGGGCATGGCCGCCTGCGAAGGCCACATGCCGACGGCGGCGTTCGCCAACAGCGATTGCCTCTACCAGTTGGAGCGCGTGCTGCGCCGCGAACAGCTCCTCGGCAACGACTACAACTGGAAGAACGCCCCGCTCGAAGTGGACGACCCGCGCCGGTCGCTCAACACGGCGACCAGCAAGCCGGCCTTCATGTACCGCGGTGTGCCGTTCTACGACCTCGGGTTCAAGGCCGACCAGTCCACCAAGATCATCGGCAACACCTACACCGAGGGCGGCTCGACCGCGCACGGCACGCGCATCTACTTCATCAAGCAGGGTCCGGAAGACCTCGAAGGTATCCAGAACGACCCGCTTCACATCATGCCGATTGGCGTCCTCGAGTCGAAGGACTCCTACCGCTTCCGCCTGCTCTGGACGCTCGGCCTGGCCCTTTGGGGGCCGCGGTCGATCGTCAAGTGCCAGGGCATCCGGGCCATCTAAGGGAGGACGAACGATGTTCGACAACAACCTGTTCTTCCGCACGAGTGGTGCCGGGTCGATGTCCTCCACGGAGACCTCTTCGGCGATCACGATCAACGAGACCCCCATCGGCGGCCTCTCGGTCAACGTGATCATCCCGAAGCGCGACGTGGGGGATACCGTTCAGGTGACCCTCCAGCACTCCACGGACAACTCCACCTATACGACGCTCTACGCCTTCGACACGGTGGCCTCGATCACCGCGACGAACACCACGGCCATCCGGCTGCGGCAGCGCGTCAACACGCGGGCGAAGTACCTGCGCACCGTCTCCACGGTCGCCGGCACGTCCCCCGACTTCGGCGCGGTCCAGATCTTCCTCGGAGACCGGGACTACCCGAACAACTACCAGGTGACCGCGGCGGCCACGCCGAACACCTACTAAGCAGATGGGGAGGGATGGGAATCCTCTCCCGTCCCTCCCCGCCAGCCTTGCGGGAGGATACGCATGGAGCCACGGGTCACCCTCGGAATTCCGCATGTCGGCAACTGGCCGGGCTACTTTGTCGATACGGTCATGTATCTCAAGAAGACGCCCGGCGCGTCGATCATTCGCGTCGAGAACAAGCCGGTCGATGTCGCCCGGAACCTGATCGTCGAGACGTTCCTGCAAACGGACGCCACGCATCTCCTGTTCCTCGACGCCGACATGACCTTTCCCGGTGACACGATCCTGCGGCTCCTCTCGCGGGACAAGGACGTGATCGGCGGGACGTACTTCGCCCGCACGGACACGCCCATCCCCCACATCTACGACTTCCAGCGGGTCGATGACCTCGGTCGCCGCTGGTACGCATCCAAGGGGCGCGAGATGGCCGACTATCTCAAGCGCCATCCCGAGCATTCCGTCTTCGGGCACGCGGCGGTCCTCCAGGACTCCGACGATGCCCTTCTCCGCTGTGACGCACTCGCGACCGGCTGCCTGCTCATCCGGCGCGAAGTCTTCGAGGCAATTGAGCCCCCCTGGTTCAAATGCTGGCCGGACACAGCGGCGGGTGAGGACTTCTACTTCTGCGACAAGGCGCGCAATGCGGGCTTCGAGCTCTGGGCCGACTTGACCGTCCAGTGCGGCCACGCCGCTCAGATGGTCTTCATCGGGCGCGAGGACTTCGTTGAGACGTTCGGCATCGGCAGCCCCGACGAGCACGATTTCTCGGAGCCTGTGCTGGTTGAGGCGGGGCCAAACGGCCGAAGGGTGCGGCTTGGCCCGAAGCCCGCGGATTTCGTCTTCCCGAAGGACGTGGAGGGCTACGTCATCGAGGACGTGGCGCGGATGCTCAACGAGCTGGCGCGGCAGACGCCTGCCGACGGCCTCATCGTGGAGCTCGGCTCGTTCAAAGGCCGTTCCACCATCAGCCTCGCGATGAGCGGACGGCGGACGTGGGCCGTGGACAACTTCAAGGGCGAAGCGCTCGAGGCCGTGGATGACAAGGTGATCGTCCGCAACCACCCCGACCATCTTGCCGGCGGGTACAAAGAGGCGCTGATCGACAACCTCACCCGCTACGGCGTGGCCGATAACGTCCGCATCTTCGACCGCGACACGGCGTTCTCCCCGGACCTCGTGGAGCCGTCGATTGACCTCCTCTTCGTCGATGCCGCGCACGACTACGAATCGGTCACGGCGGACCTCGCGGCGTGGGAGCCGTGGGTGAAAGACGACGGCGTAATCGTCCTTGACGACGTGAACTTCCCCGGAGTGGCAAAGGCCGCCGCAGACCTCGCAGGACGCGGCTGGCGGCTCCTCACGGGCAGCAACCAGACCATCGCGCTCAAGCGCACAGGAGAAGCATTGTGACTGCAAAGACGGCGCTCTCGCCGTTCCAGAGCTACATCGTGAAGTCGCCCGACCCGGCCTACAAGGGCATGTCCGCGCGCCAGGAGTTCCTGAACGGGCGGGCCAACGTCTACGGGCTGGCGAAGGATGCCACGCCGGAAGAGGTAGCGACGCGTGAGCAGGAACTGGCCTGGTTCCTGAACGCGGGCTACACGGTGACCGAGGCCCAACTGCTCCAGCCGAAGGCCGAGTGATGAAGACCTGCAAGAACTGTGGGCAGAAGATGGCCAAGTCGGTCAAGCGTTGCCCGAAGTGCGGGAAGGCGGTCTAGGGATGGGTCCCATCAAGAAGACCGGCAGCTACCGCGGCAAGTCGAAGAAGCTTGGCTATGGCGGACGCGCCGCGCAGATGCGCGCTCGCGGTGTGCCCGGCGGCGTGATCGGCGCGCGTGCGCGAGCCAAGGGGGCAGCTCCGGGCGGCCCCAACTACCACGGGAAGCGTAAGGGGTAGCAGGTGCGTGGCGACTTCGACGGTCACGTGGCTCTTCTCGGAACTGCGGGCGAACGACTGGCAGGTGGTTTCGAGTACCATCCCGTTCTCCCGGAACTCCGCTCACAACGCGATCGACCGTACGAACGTGCCGATTCCTTCCGCGACCGGGACGAAGTTCTCAACCACGGTGAATCTCGGCTGGGGGCTGGCGGACGACGGTACCGGCCAATTGCGCTACCTGTCCGGGTTCGCTCTCTCCAAGAAACAGGCGGAGGCGCAGACGGGGATCAAGTTCTGGGTGAGGAACGAGCCGAACGTCAACACGGGCGACGGCTTCGGGTCAACCTTCCCGCCGCCGATGACACCGGCCGACACGGGCGACAACAACATCACGGCCCCAACGATGTACTCGGGGGACGGGCAGGCGATCCCGCTCTGGCCATCCACCTTCGACCTCGGGATGGTGCCACTCGGCATCACCACATCCAACGTGACGACCTACCGGCAGGAAACGACCAGCCCGGCCGTCTGCTTCGGGCTGGACTACACGTTCGACCTGTACGGCTCGGGCAGCAACGCCTTCGACGAAACCAACCTTCTGCGCCTGTCGTGGAACGAGGGGTGAGCACATGAGCATGACTGTAGCCATCCGCAACGGCACCGGCGCGACGCCCACCTGGGCCGACGTTGGCGCAACCACCGCGAAGTTCAACAGGGTCGACACCCTCACGGGGACGACCGCCATCCCCACGCCCACCGCGACGGGGACGAACTTCTCCTACATCAAGACGTTCCAGATCAACATCACCGCGACCGGCTCGCTCACTATGACTAACGCAAAAGTCGAAAAAGTGACGAGTGAGGCGACGACAGGAACGAAGCTCTGGCACTACACCGGCCACGCCGTGGGCTCCTACGTCCAGGCGACCGCTGCGCCCACGGCCACGGGCGACAACAACTCGACCGCGCCAACGCTCAACAGCGGCACCGCCACAGCCATGCCCGCCCTCGGTGCAGGCTCGACCTATGCCGCCGGCGGCTTCTCGACCACGGGCGGGCAGGGCAACCTCGTCGAAGTCGCGCTCGGGGTCGACGCCACGAATTCGACGGCGGGGAGCGCGGTGAGCGTTCCGTCCTTGCGGTGGACGTGGACGGAGGGGGCCAGTTCTGTCCCCCAAGATGCCGGATACCACGCTGATTCACGCTCTCTGCACCACAGCGCCGCTGACGAACGCGGGCACTACAGCGATCCGTTCGGTATCGGCGAATGGTCGGACCCGGTTTAGGAGGCAATCACATGACCCAGCCTGACACCGATCCCTTCGAGGGCCACGAGCCGTTGCCCGGTACACTCGCCAGCCTCGGCCGGCACATCCGCGACGCCAGCGGCCAGCCCTCGGGCTCCCCGGCGAACTTCGAGGCCCTGCGCGGCAAGTCGTACGAGAATCTGCCGACGGCGGAGGATGCGGCCGCGACCATCGCCGCGCTCGAGGCCGAGTTCGGGGAGCTGGCGTGAACGCGCCGACGCACCGGGTGAAGTGGCGGCTCGTCTACCACGACGATTCGGTCTTCATCGACGAGCCGGAGGGAGACGCTTCCATCCGGCTCGCGCGGCCCGGTGCGTCCAATCTCCTCATCATGGAGCTCCTTCCCGACGGGCGGCGGGTGCCGCACTGGCGCATCCCCCTGCGGGAACCTCGGGCCAACGCCTTGTTCGGACCCGGCGGCTTCTCGCTCACGGGGGACGAGGAAGAGTTGCGGCCCGTCTTCTACCGGAAGCGGGGCATCGACGCCTTCGGGAAGGGCGGGGGCTCACTGCGCACGCTGGGGGTTGTCTTCGGCGCTGGGCGCGAGGCAGAGGACGGCGTGACCGTGCGGGGGCGGCTCTTCTACTGGCGTCCCGGGTTGCGGGAGCCGGTGAGTTGTCCGGAATCGTTCATCGATAAGCGGATGCTGGAATTGCAGATCAGTGAGCCCGAGCCAGGGCCGATTGAGGTGGCGTGATGCGCCGCTACACGCCCCGCTGGATAGACATCGCCGCGATTGAGGGGCTCGTGTTGCCCCCCGTGGGGGAATAGCGACGTGGCGAAGGGGCCGATCGAACGCATGCTGGACGGCATCGGCGCCGACCCGAAGCTCCGCGCACGGGCTAAGGCGGCGGTGCTCGTGACGGCGGCCGAGAAACTACCGGTAGCTCAGCGGACATTCACGCTCGACGGCGTCACGATCACTATCGAAAGCGGCCCGATTCTGCGGGAGATGGCGAACGGCGGCGCGGCGCTGGAGGTCACACTGAGTGCGACGAATGCCGGCGGCCCGCTCAAACTAAGCAACCCGTTCCAGTTTGTGAACCCACCAATCAAGGGCGGCGATGGGGTAGAGAACGCCATCGCCGCCCTTCAGCAAATACTCTCGGATGCTGTGCGGGTGGCAAAACAGTGACCACTCTCACTGTTTACGCGGACGCTGCGGACGGGTACTGCGAGTCCTCTAATTCCGTGTATGCGACTGCTCGTGCTGGGACGGGCACACTAACAGCAGATTCAACATTTACCGGGCTAGTCATAGGCCAATACTTTTCTACGCCTACATATGGTGTCTACCAAGCATATGTATCGTTCGATACATCAGCCCTTGGCTCTAGTGCGACTATCTCAGCCGTCGCCCTTTCGCTCTTCGGGTTCAGTGACCATACGACTACGGATTTTACGATAGAGGCCAGGCTTTGGGATTGGGGAGCATCGCTATCCACTGCTGATTTCATAGCCGGAGCGAGCCTGTCTGGAAAGACGAGGCTAGGAACGTTTGCCACGTCTGGCTATACAACTGGCGCATATAATACGTTTTCGGAAGACGGGACAAACTTCCAGACAAATGTTAGCAAGACGGGTTCTACTCGATTCCTACTAGCGTCGGATCGCACTGCCGCGAATACTGCCCCTACAGGATTCGAGTATCTACAGGTCTATTCGGCAGACCAAACAGGCACGACGAACGACCCAAAGCTTGTGGTGACGTATACCGCGCCGGTCACCGTGACTCTCGACCTCGCCACCGATGCAGCCCTCTCCGCCACGGCGACGAAGGACATTGCTTCCGACGCCGCGCTGAACGCTCCCGCGACCAAGGACGTAGCCAGCGACGCGGCAACCACCGCCCCGGCCACCAAGGATGTAGCCACCGCAGCGGCCACGACGGCCACGGTCACCCTCGACCTGGCCACCGCTGCCGCCGTCACCACAACGAACACGAAGGACGTGGCCGAAGCGGCGGCAATCCAGACGACCAACACGAAGGATGTAGCGGCCGCCGGGGTAGTCACGACCACGAACACGAAGGACGTGACCGAGGATGCGATCCTCACGACCACGGGCACCAAAGACATCGCCTCGGACGCGGTAATCACGGCAGGGACAACGGTCACCCTCGACCTCGCGGAAGCCGCCGCCGTGTCGGTCGGCCTCACCTCAGACGGCACCCCTACCCTGTACACCTACGTTTACCGCTCGACCGGACAGGTCGGGAACGACGTGGCGCAGGCAGCGGCTCTGAGCGTGGCCGCAACCAAAGACCTCCTCATGGATGCCTCGGTCGGCATCTTCCGCGTGGACGTGGCCACAGCTGGCGTCATCTCGATGACGGCCACGGCGGATCTCGCCTTCGCGGGATGCATCTCCGTCGGCGTGACGAAAGCGCCCGGCTCGGGCACGGCGACGTTCAGCCGCCTCCCGGCAAGCGGCACAGCTACCGCAACGCGCCTTACCGGGGGCAGGGCTTCGGTCGCGCACCTTCCCACTGGCAGAGCTTCTACCACGCGCCTCACGGGGGGCAGGGCCAGCGACACCCGCCCGCGTGGCGGTGGGAGTGCCAACCTCGGGCCGTGAGGTGCTATGATTCCGCAAAGGTGCGTATGCACTTGACCCGCTAGCCCGCTTCGTGTGTCCACGTGACGCCATCCGCCCAGGAGTGCGCGATGACCGTCACGGTCGACATCTACATCGAAGACGCAGCGGATCAGATCGCCGACTACGACACCATCCGCCTGTATCGCGGCACGGACCCCTCGGTCTACCCGTTCACCGGCCTCCCGGTCACCACGGCCACCCTCGTCAGCACGACGCTCGCCTACTCACTGACCGACGCCAACGGGACGGCGAACTCCTACTACCGCTATTCGCTCTACAACAGCAGCACGACGACGGAGAGCGACCAGAGCGAGGTCATCAACCCCGCCGGGCTCACCCTCCTCCGGCTGCGGCTCGAGGCGGCACGCGGCGCGGGCGTGGGCTTCAACGGCACGTGCTCCGAAACAGGCACGACCACCTCGCTCATTGACGCGGCGCTCAGGGACAGCGGGATCGACGCCACCTTCCTCGAAGGCGCATGGGTCTACCGCCCGGACGCGGCGGCCAGCGGTGACCGTTGCCGGCGAGTGAAGGCGTCTGGCTTCGACGCCGCCACGGGCACGCTGTCCTTCGACCGTAGCTATACGAACGCGCCGACGAGCGGCGAGGTCTACCACGTCTTCCTCCTCCAGCCGCCGATCGACCAGGCAGGGCAGCCGTATTCGTGGGACCGGGCGGTGCGTGATGGCCTCCAGCGGTACTGGTTCGTTGACCAGCTCAACCTTGGGACGGGAACGAGTACGCGCCAGACGCGCTTCTCCCTCGGCACTCACGCCTCCTACGTGACACGTCAGCGCATTCGGCGGGTACTCCTCCGCACCACGGACAGCAACGGCATCGACACGGACGTGAACGCGGACAGCAACGGGCGCTTCTGGGATTACGTGGAGAACGGGCCAATGACCATCTCGCTCGAGATCATCCCCGCCCCTTCCACGGACCAGACGGTGATCGTGGAAGTCAACCGGACGGACGCGCAGCTCTACGGGGACGGGGACGTGACAGTCGCGGACCTCGAGATCGCCCGCCGTGCAGTCGTGCTCGCCATGTACCAGGAGATGAACGCCCTCCAGCCCAAGAAGTACGCGGGTGAGTACCAGGCCGCGCTCCTCGATTGGAGTCAGCACTACGAGAAGCCCACGGGCATGGTGAAGGGCCTCTGAAATGGCAGAGATAACCGGGGGCACGCCGCGTGAGGAGGTACTGGTCGCCGAGATCAACGGCCAGCGCTATCTCGTCGCCACGCCCGAACAGGCGGGAAACGCCTCGCGCACGTGGGCCGTCCAGAGCATCCCGGCGCAAGGCGCAGACCCCGAAAAGGAGTTCGAAATCCCGCTGTCGGACTTCTCGAACGGCGGCGGGTTCAGCTTCGCCAGCTTCCCCGGTGTCTATGAACGGGCGACCGGCTGGGACGCGAGCACCCCGAACAAGCTGGCAACGTGGCCAGAGCTCGCGACCGGGCAGTCCATCACTACCACGGATTACCGCGGCTGGCTGCTCTTCCACAAGAACTACCTCTACGTCCTCCGAGGACGCTACGCGGCCAAGTACGCCATCGATGACACAGCGGGCGCGGTCTGGCCGATCATGGAGATCCACGACTTCGGCAGCGGCTACGTCGTGGCCGGGCGGCCGGGCATCTTCAAGGACAAGGGCTATGTGCCGCTGCGAAACGGCGCGGGCGGCTCACTCGTGGAGTTCCACGAACTGACGACCGTGGTTGCCTCGTCAACCGAAACCCAAACGGTAACCATCTCGGGCACGCCGACGGCTGGCACCTACACCCTGACGTTCGACGGGAAGACAACCAGTGCACTCGCGTACAACGCCGGACAGTCTGCCGTACAGTCCGCGCTCCAGGCCATTGCCGGTCTCGAACTGGTGACAGTGGTCACCACGGGGAGCAGCCCCAACTACACCCACACGATCACCATGACGGGCGCGGGTGCGTCGCTGACGGGCAGCAGCCCGCCGCAGATCACGGCCACGGACAGCACGACTGGCGGCACGCACGCCATCAACACGGCGACTACCACGGCGGGCACGGCGGACACGTGGACGAAGGGACCGACAGGGTACGAAGCCGCGTGCTTCTACGTCCTCCAGAGCAAGCTCTGGCGGGCGAAGGCTAACAGTGTTTATTCGGTCTCGGCTGACCCCATGACCGGCGGCGACTGGAGCGCGGCGACGGAGATCGGCGACACGACGAAGGACGTGCTCGACCTCGCAAGCTGGGACCGCTACCTGATGTGCGGCAAACCAGACGGGCTGTTCTCGCTGGACGAAAACCTCCAGCCCATTCTGGAAATCCCCGACCTCCGGGCCATCGCCGACAACGATAACTGCATCGGGATGGAGTACAGCAACGGCTACCTGCTCATCCCCCACAAAGCGGGCTGGATTCGCTGGCGGCCGGGTGCCTGGGAGTTCGTGGGGCCGGAACAGGAAGGAGCCTTCGAGGGTGGGATCAGCGCCGGTGGCTGGGGCCGCGTGGCAGGCGCTGCGCCTTACGGCAAGGCCGCCTACTTCGTCATCAATGACAACTACGACGGCGTGGGCGCGCTCGGGAGCGTGCTGCCTCCCGCCGCGAACGCCGACCGCAAACCGCTCGTCCCGCATCTTCACCACCAGGTCACTGGGAGCTTCGAGGCGGTGGCTATCGTCTCCCTCAGTTCGCAGCCGGTGGTCCCGCTCTACCCTACGGGCGGGAGCGATGACAACGCCGTCGGGACGATTAGCTGGAGCAATCCGGGGAACATCACCGCGGATGATTCGAGCTACGCGACGGCGGCGGCGGGCACGAGCCACTACCTCAAGGGAGCCTTCGGGTTTGCCATCCCGAGCAACGCGACGATTACGGGCGTGATGGTCGAGATCAAGAGGAGCGTCGGATGACCATTACTAACGTCTCTGGCACCCCGACATTTACCGAGCATTTCAACACGAATGCGGGCTGGACGGTCAACAAACCTGCGGGGGCGGTGGCTGGCGACCTTATGCTCGTGGTCGTTCCGGCCGTGGGTAGCCTCTGGGGCGCGGTTCCGGCCGGGTGGTCGAAGGCGACTGGCACGATCACCGATAACCAGCGCGTCATCGTCTACACCCACACTGTCACAGACACCGATGCAATATCGTGGGCGTTCCCAGGCGGCAGCGGGGTCTGGAGCGGCTGTATCTCGGTCTTTTGCCTTCATGGATCGAGCGGTGCGCTTGGCTCCGACATTCAAGTCCTAACGGACGCGAATGTCGGCGTGGACGCGGACCCCACGCACATGCAGGTTCCAAACGTCGTTACGGCACGAAGCACCGACATGGTGATCATCGCGTCTGTGGCGACCCCACAAGGTTATTTCCAGGACGCGAGCCACAGATTCCCTATCGCGACTACGCTTACCCCGGCAGCCCCCACCGCCCCCTCCGGATACACCCTTGTGGGCTCTGCGGTCGGAGCCATCCAAGCAGGCGGTGGCATCTACTCAAACGAAATCTATTACTGCGGAGTCGCGGCAGTCGCGTACCGTATCGCCCCAACAGAAGGAACACAGAGCGGTCTCGACTTTGGCGGGCTCTCCGATTTTCTCCGCTGGGGCACAGGCACCACACCGCTAACCAACCACGCAGCATCGCTCGCGTTCTCGATCCTTGGGCTGCCGCCTCCAACCATCACATCGATCTCCCCCGCAAGCGGCGCGGCAGCGGGCGGGACGACGGTCACCATCAAGGGCACGCTGCTCACCGGCACGTCGGCGGTCACCTTCGGCGGCTCCTCCGCTACCGACGTGACGGTCATTGATGACAACAACGTGACCTGCGTCGTCCCCTCCCACGCTGCGGGTGCCGTCGATGTGGTGCTCACCGCGACGGCGGGAAGCGTCACGAGCACGGGGGGCTTTACCTACGGCGCGCCGACCATCACGGCTCTCTCGCTCGCCAAGAGCCCGCTTGCCGGGGGCGTCTCAACGACCATCACGGGCACGAACTTCGCGAGCGGGGCAACCGTCACGATCGACGGCGTTTCCTGCACCTCGGTCGTTGTGGTGAGTTCCACGGTCATCACCTGCGTAGTGCCGGCCGGCACAGCCGGAGCCAAGGACGTGGTGGTCACTTCCGGCGACGCGGCAACGCTTGCGAGCGGCTTCACCTACGTCGATGCCTACGACAACCTGGTCAAGCTCGTGAAGGCGGGCTCGGTGGCGGGCAACAGCAAGGCCTCGGCGACACACTGGGGCGTCACGGACGAATGGGTCTCCTACGGCGGCGCGCAGGACCTCTGGGGGACGACGCTCTCACCTTCTGACGTGAATAACGCGTCCTTCGGCGCAGCCGTTTCCGCTGTGGCTGGTTCCGGGGCGACGGCGAAGGTCACGGCGATGCGGATCACCGTCTACTACACCGTCCCCGGTATCAGCGACGCGGCCAGCTACGTGGTCGCCTTGCAGGTGGACCCGACAAAGACGATCGCAAAGCCGTACGTCTACAAGCTGCCCCGCGCGGACCTCACGGTCGCCAACGACCCCAACATCTCGCTCGCCCGCGCGGACGCGCAGTTCTACACCTCGCGTTACCCCCAGCCCTCGCGCAACGTCCAGAAGACCTACCGCGAGGTGGAGTTCTGGCTGGATGCCTCTCCGCAGACGAGCACGCCGGGCCTCCAGGTCTGGGCGGCTCTCGACGAAGCGGCTGCCTATCAGTTGAACGACAACACGGGCGCGGCTGGCACATTCCGCACGACGGGGCCGCAGCGGGCATTCTTTCCCGCGTCGGCGTCCGCTGTCGGCCACTACTGCCAGTTGGTCTTCAAGGTGCCGGCGAAAGCTCAGGGCGAAGTCGACGTGGCGGTCTCGCTCCGCGACATCGTGATCCGGGGCGCGCTCGACCCGATTACCACGGACCTCATCACCGCGACTTTCGTTCTCGGGGGCGGCGAGTTCGAGGACAAGACATCGCAGCGAAAGTCGGCGAAGGCCCAGCTTGCCGCGCTCAAGACGCTTGCGGACCCTACCGCCGCGCCGGTTGCCTACCGCGACCCGTGGGGAGGCACGGGCTATCTCAAGGTGGCGCGCGTCGATACGAAAGAGGCGACCTACAAGGGCGCCACCCAATCGGTGATGCTCGCGAACGTGACTATGCGGGTCATGGAGTACGCCTGATGGAAGCGCAAGACGAGGCGCGCGTGCTCCGGGATCTCGAGCAGATCCGCCGCGACCGGATGGTTGGGGCTGCGATCCGTGGTGGGATGCCACGGCTCATCCTGCGGAGCGCGCTGCCCACCGCGTCAAAGGACTACGAGTTCTGTTTCGTCGGCATCCCTGGGGCATCGGGCGCGGCTTCGGTCGTCTATGTCTGCCTCAAGAGCGCGGCGGATAGCTACTCGTGGAAATCATGGGCAACGGGGTAAGGGCAATGAAGCAGAGCAAAGCCCCGCGACGGCAGACCGCCCGGGGCGATGGCGGAACGGCTGACACCGAACCGCTGGCGGATTCTCGGGGATC